CGGAATGGCTGGACCACCCTGTGGTCCCGCTGAAATTATCCCATTCCGGCGCACCCTGGCCCCATCCATGGCTGTCACCAAACAGCCAGAAAATTTTGGCGTAGTTAGTCCCAGCTTCATTGGCAGCTTGACCAATAGAGAATGCCGCTGCACTGACGTTATACGTGTGACGGCTCTGTAATGATTCTATTGCTGCCTGTACGCTAATGGTCTGGGAATTTGGCAGACTGGACGTGTAGGAAATTCGCGCCGCGCCGCCAGGCTCGGCCAGCTCTCCAGCCGTAACCCCCTGCACCACCCGCCAGGCAGTTGCATCAAACACAGCACCAGTAACGAATGGCAACCGATTAAACAGGGGCGCATACGTGGTATCGCCACGCTGCACCGTCTGCAGGGCCAGCGTCATGCTGATGCCGGCGGCGTACGGCACCGGCGGCAGATAGCCAGTGGACAGCACGCCGGCGCCCAAGTTAAACATTTTCCCCAACCTATCCATCTGGCGGCCAAAATTCGGCAATGCCGCTGCCCAGCGCTGTGCTGTCGGCACATAGTCATCTTCCGATTGTCCCCGGTTCGGCTCTGGTGGTAATTCGTCGACAAAAGTTCCCATGTTTTTAAGTCAGGCTTTCAGTGTTAAATGAACAAACGGCGTAGGTGGGGTACGACAAAACTATCCGCAAATCTTTGACGATGCCGTAGAAAATGGCAGAGCTGAGGTTCGGATTTCCGATGATTACTACCGGCTTGACGCGGCGCTTGATGAAGAATGCAAACACGTCATCGACCTCGCCTTTCTGCAGCCAGAGTGGGATACCGCCATCCCGGCTGTAGTCGCCTTCCTTGAATGTGATATGGCCGAATTTATCGCGCTCTTTGGGGCTGTAATCCGAGTAGCCAATCGACACACCGTTTTGCACCTGGCCGATACTTTTCACTGCCCCTACCACTACGGCGCCGCACCCTACGTCCAGCCCTGGGCGGTCGAGGATGATCCGAATCGTCATATCGGAATAGAGAGGTAGATCGGTCAACGTGAGGTCGCGCACCCTGGTAATCGGCCAGAACAACCATTTGAAAAAGTTGTTGATACCGCTGGTCGACACCGGGTTGACTGTCGTGTCGTACACGACGCCGTCATACTGATCGATGCAAATGACCCGCGCGACTGTCGCGTCGAAATTGAGCAGCGCTACCCCGTTCGCAGTGCCAGTCGTTTGTATGACAAATTCCATACGATCTGCTATGGTCGCCTGCGAGGTGATCGAATCATCGAACGGCCGCATCCTGTTGGTCGACTGCTCGGGCGTCCACTTCGTCGGGCTAGTTGCAGGATCGTGGCCCAGGTTGTTATCCGCCACTGAGTAATAGATGATGCTGCTCGATATCACTCGATTACCCACTGCGTAGGTGCTCAACGGGTCGTATATCGGCGCGTCGTCCTCTGGAATATTCGTGTAGATCAACGATGCCGGCGTAACGGTCATAGGAGTGATAATTTTCATACTACGACCACCTCTTCCGTATACACGGGCTGCGATTTCGAGTTGCGGAGAGGCAGGCCGCCACGCTCCCAGCGCTGCATCAATATCAGCATGTCTGACGTAGCGATGGCGATGGCGGCGGCGCCCACGCTGGAGTCTTCGGCGAACTGCTGCAGGACGATACGCAACGCGCGTATCTCGGCCAGCAGCTCGCTGTTGTCGCCACCTGACAGCATCGCGCTGGTCTGCGCCGCGTTGTAGATGCGCGATGGACCAGTGACCTCCAACTCGGGGCCGTTCTCGCCCACCAGGCGCAGGCCGCCGCCAAAATCACCGCCTGCAGCAAAACCGGGAATCTTGACGCCATACTTGGTAGCCATCGCCACGGTTGCTTCCAGGCTGGCGGCCGTCTCGCCACGAATACGCGCCAGCTCAAACGCGCTGCTGGCCTGCGATTCGGCCAGCGATAGCAGCGCTTGCGACAGGCCTGGAAGCTTGCCAGCGGCCTCCTGGTCGCCTGCACGCGCTTGTGCTGTCGTGATGGCAAATGCGCTTTGCGCCGTGGCGAACGATTGCGGGCTGGCGGTCGCCGTCAGGCCGCGAATGCGCTTGATCTCGTCGACGATGGTGTCGGTGACCGACTGCCATGCGTCAGTGATCTTCTTGGCCGCTTCGACGGCATCCTCGGCGGCTGGATACACTTTGGCGAATTCCGGCGCCAGGGCCAGCAGCGCCGCGTATTGTTTGGCGCCGGCCTCGGTGGCCAGCTGGCCCGAGGCGGCCAGGTTCAGCACCACGTCCTTGTACTGGTCGCGGGTTTTCACGCCGGCCAGGCCGAGCGCGGCCATCTGCTGGGTGACCATCTTGGTCACCGGCGCCAAGCGCTCGGCCTCGCTCAGGAAGTCGCTGGCAAATGCCTGGGTCAGATCCTGCAATTTGTCCAGGCCGCCCACCAGGTCGATGAGATATTCGCGGGCTGTCAGGCTGCTCATGCCCACCGCGCCAAACGTGGCGCCGATAGAGCGCATGACCGCATCCAGGCTGGCGTAGTTCGATGCCACACGCACCAGTGTCTCGCCCAAACCCTCACCGACCTTTTGAAATTCTTCTATCTGCGGATAGACGGCAGTGGTCACGGTATCGAACGCAACGGAGATACCGGCCGACAGAGCGTCGACCAGGTCCTGCCCCTTCAGGCCTCGCGTACTGACTGAAAAATCAACCACTACCCCGTTAATGGCAGCTGCCAATTGTTTGCCATCGGCGCCCAGCTTGGTGCCGGCGTCGACCAGCAATGCGCCCATATTGTCGAAAATGAGCGTGAACGGTTTTAACGCTGCCTTACTCAGGTTTGCCTTGTTCACAGAGTCGTCGGATGAGTTCCCGTGGAACCAGCCGCCGTCACTCGTTTTCGTCACGTTTTCGTATTGGATACCAGTGCCCATCCCGCTGCGCAATGCGCCCAAGGAGCCACTAAATTTAACGCCGGAGTCGGTGATGGTCGTACTTTCGTCACTGCCAAAAAACGATTTGGTCGACGAATTTTGTGTGCCAAACGCACTGCCACCGGTCAGGCCCGCAGTCTGAAAAATCCCCTTGGCCGCGCCGCCCAGGGCGGATTCGATATTGCGCAGCGCAGTCAGCATGCTGTTTTGATAGCCCAGCTCCAGGGACGAGTTTTTCTCCATGATTTCCAGCGATTTGACCATCGACGCCGATTTCGCCGTGGAGTCGCCCAGCACCGTGCCAGTACCCTGGGTTTTCTGCCGTTCCTCAAACGTGGTAGCGGCAGGGCCGCCGCCACCGCTCATGCTGGACCCCATGCCGACCATGAATGCAATGATTGCTGCAGCACCTGCAAAACCCCATACGCCCAGCTGTTCAAATGCCTTGGCAACCCCGGCGACGGTTGACGCCGTCGTTTTGGCCGCGCTGTTGGCCACGGATACGCCGGTGGTGGCCGTATCGACGCCGGCAGCGCCGATCATCGCGGCCGACTCAAACGCTTTGCCGGTAACGACCGCCGTGGTCTTGGTCGAGGTGGCCGCCAGCGATTGCACCATCGACTGCACGGCCATCGCCATTTCAACCGTACGAAATGCGCGCTCGGTGGCCTGCAGCACTTTGTAGCCGCTGGTGCCTTCCTTGAAATAACCTTTCGCCGCACTGGTGATGTCGCCGTACGATTTCACCTGGGCGCGTGCCGACTCGCGCTGCGCCGCAGCGACCAAGCGCAGCTTCTCCGGGTCGGCGTCGCTACGGCCCTTGGTCGCCTCGGCCAGATCCTTGCCAATCTGGATCTGGCGCGCAGCATTATCAGCGTAGGATTTGAACATGCCGCCGACTGCTTTGCCGCCAGCGCCGAACGCGCTGCTCAAGCTTTCCGCGATGGACGTGCCGACATATTTCCATTCCTGGATCGCGCGTTCGGCCGCCTTTTTCATGCCTTTGTCGACGTCCTGCTGGTCCAGGCCATCAGCGATGCGCGAGCGCGCAGCGCGCTGGTCTTCCAGGTATTTCAGGATTTTAGGCGCTTGCTCCAGCTCGGCCAGCGTGGCGCCAGCGATGCCTTGATCGACAATGAACTGTTTTTGACCAGCAATGGCCAGATCCAGACGCGCGACGGCCTCACGCTCGATGGCGCCACGCGATTCCTCGTGGCCGACATTGGCCGCCTCGATTTTTTCCGCCTCGGCCACCAGCCCGCTGATGTATTTGTTCATCGCGTCTTCAGATGCCGACTCGATGGCCTCCTGGCGTAAAAACTGCGCCATGCCCAGCAGGTTGGTTTCGTCGTCCGCTTTTTGCTGCGCGACCGCACGTTTCGCCTTGATGTCCGCGATCTGCTTGGCATGTTTCGCCTCTTCGGCCGCCGTCAGGTTGTGATGGGCGCGCAGGGTTGCGATCTGGGCGGTGTAGCCATTGATCTCCTCTTTGGCCGCTGCTTCCGCGTATTCACGCTTGTTTTGATAATACTGTTCATCACCCAGCTTGCCTGCAGCGTGGAACATATCGTCGATTTTCCCCAGCTGCGCCACCATTGATCGTTCCGCGGTGACGGCATCCTGGATACGTGCCAGCTGGTCAGCCAGTTCGATGTTGTCGGCCACGTCGGCACGCGCGGCCTTCGGTTTGGTGCTGTGCGCGGCCGTCAGCGCTTTGACGTGCTCGGCAATCGCCTCGGGCGTTACCAGCACGCTGGCCGGGTTGACCTTCTTGATTTTCTCGATGTCTTCGTAATAGCCGCGCAACGCGACCTGCAGCTCGTCCATCCCGCGCTTTTCCAGACGTACGTTATCTGCCGTGATGCGTGAGGCGGCATGTACTGCCTGGGACTGCGCCAATTTTTCAGCACCATCCTTTTTTGCTTGTGCATCGACGATGCCCAGTTGCCTCTCCGCTTCCGCCAAATCAATAACAGCCTTTGCTCGCATCCGTACCAGCTCGTCGTCACCGTATGTGGCTCGGCCACGGGTTGCAGGACCGGAATAGGCACCGCCGTCGATCTTGGCGATTTCGCCTTTGAGCCTGACAACTTCGCTACCTGCGGTTGATTTCTTGCCCCAGTTCCCGATCTCATCCACGGCACCGCCGATAGCTTCACGGATGCCATGCCAGGCCTTGGCGACGTTCCCCAGGTTGGCGGTCATCTCCTCGGCACGCTCGTGGACCACGCGCGCAAACTCCTCCGTCGCTACTGCACTGGCGCCTTTGGCGTCGCCTTCTTTCTCCAGCGCGCGGATTGTTTCATACACCGCTTCGGTCAGGAAGTGGTAGGTGTCATCCAGTTTAACGGTGGCACGCGAGATGACCTCAGTAGCGCGCGCGCTACTGCCGGTCGACTGAACCGCCAGCGATTCAAACTGTTTGATGGTCTTTTCGATGGAAATGCCGGCGCCATGTTCCAGGGCGACCACTGCCTGGGTGATATAGCCGATCTGGTCACCAGTGAATTTCCCTGATGCTGCCAGCTCGGTAACCGCGTGTTTTGCTGCGCCAATACTGCCGTGCACCTCAACAGCCGAATGGGCCAAGGCGTTGAGTGAGTCGGACGTTTCGCCCGCGTAATTGCCGGTCAGGATTAACGCGTTGTTCATCTCGCGCTGCTCCATCCCGCCCTTGATCCACGCGTAGGCCAGCCCAGCCATCGCAGCGACCGTCGCCAGGATGGCCAGGCCCAGCCCGCTGAACAGGAAGGAGGCCGCGCCCGTCTGTTCAGCCAGCACCATCAGGGAGCCGCCGAAATTCCTAAACCTGTTCTGGCTCAGCTCATGCGCCAAAACAATCAGCTCCTTTTTCGATTGCGCCGTCGAGAATGAAAATTCATGGTGGCCCTTGGTGGCCTTGGATACCTCGTCGGCATGTTTCTTTGCCGCCTCGCTGGCTTCGGTAAAGCGGGTGATCAGCGGCGCCGCTTCCTGGCTGACGCCCAACTGGGCCGCCTGGTGGGTGAGCAACGCCGTGCGCGACATGCCGACCGTTGCGACCTGGTCTTTCAGCCTGGCGATGAAATTATCTGCGGCAGCGCCTTGGCGCTCTTCGGCCGCGATCATGTTGCGCAAGGCCTCGGTGTTGCTGGCGATGGCCGCTGCTTGTTTCTGGGTCGCTGCCGTGCCGCCCAGCATCTTGGCCTCGTACTGGGCCAGTTCGGCAGCGTTCTTACCCAGCATGTCATGTTGACGCTGCAGGCTGGCCACAAATTTCTGTGACTCCTCTGAGGCGACACTACTACCGCCGGCGCTGGAGCCACCAGTGCGGGCAGCCATCTGCGCACTCATTTGTGCCGTAGCGCGTGCCAGTGAGCCTGCCAGGTTGACGTTTTCATCGGCCTGGCGGCGGGTACTGACAGCCGACAACTCGGCCGCACGCGCCTCGGCGTCCACCGCTGACGTGTGTTCGCGGGACGCCGCGACCATCGCCTTGATGCGAGCGGTCGCAGCCTCTTCCGTTTCTGCCTTTTTTGCTACTGCTTCGCCTTGCTTGGCGACCGCGTCTGTCCCCGCAGTGAATCCCTCAGCCATCGCACGGCCAGCCTGCTCGACGGATGCCGCCATCTTTTTGGCGGCACCGTCAATGCTCTCGATGACCGGCACGGACTGCTGGCCATCGACTGCGATGCGAATCCCGAATTCAACAACCTGGTTAGCCACGGCTTTCTCTCTCTCTGATAACTGATAATGCTGCGTTTTCCATTACCCGGATGCCTTCGAGCACATCTGGCCAGCTGCGCCGTTTTACTCCCATCATTTCCAGCGTCGCCTTGAGAGCGCAGTAGTTCAGCCCCTCGGTGATGATCGATGCCATCCCGACCGCGACCCGCACCCACTGCGTGTCGCAATTGAGGAACGCCTCAATAATGGTGTGATTTTCTGGAAAATATTCATACAAGGGCGTCGGCCGCCTGGCGTAGGTTTCGGCCTCTTCCACCAGGCCGGCCCGCGCCAGATCGGATACCATTTCATCGGCGCCCTGGGCGGCACCACCGCCAGCCCAGAAAGCCGCCGCGTCCCTTAGATCTTTTTTGCCGCGTTTTTCAGGGAGTCGTAGTACGCGCGCACTATGGATGGCTGGGTCGGAAACATCGACAGCAGGCTGGCCAAGTTGGACTCGTTGAAGTCCAATGGCGTGCCGTCTTCGTCGGCGACGCCTTTCCAGCCGATCATCACCTGGCCGATGACGCCCCGGTCAGTGAGCGTGCCATCATTCAACGCTTGTTGCTGTTCTTCGATTTCTTCCTGGCTCAAGCGTTTGAATTGCGCCTGGAACTCGACCGTTTTTTTCTTGCCATCGTCAGTAGGGAATTCGACTTTTACAGGATGGAAATAGGAAGGCAAGGTGGCGATTTTGATCATGATTTCTTTCTGGTTGTGTGAGATAAAAGTGCTCCAGGGCGGCGCCCTGGGGCGGTGTTACAGGCAGGTCAGGGTAATTTCGTCATTGCCGATGACCGGCGTCGGCTCCAGCGTCAGCTTGTAGCCGGTCAGTCCTTCGATCTGCGCATATTCGACGCCGGCGATCTGGACCAGCAGGTCGGTTTTCATCTGTTTACCGGCCACGGTGCCATGGGTGGTAGTCAGCACGACATTGGCGTTCGTCTCGTTCAGCAAGAACGGGTTGAACACGGCCAGGCTTGGCGCCAGGACGGTGATCGAGCTGGTCGGTTTGCGCTCGGTGATCTGGATTTCTTTTTGCCCAGGATTATCCGAACGCACGATTTTCTGGCCCAGAGCCCAGTCAAATTCCGAGAACGACAGCGGCACGCCGCCGAGCGTCACCGGCGTCGTATTGGTACTGTTGACCGCTTCTTCCTTGGTCCAGCCGGCGCGGTCGATGGTGGGAATCGCGCCGGTCACTGGCGTCACATAGCACGCGTCGAACGCAAACGACAGCATCGGAATGCCCTTCGACATTTTGGCTTTGACCTCGCCGCGCATGCCGCTCAGTTTGTGCAGCACATTGTCGATATACATATAGGTAACCGCCGAAGAGAACACGTTGCTGACGAGGTTGTATTCGACAGATTCGCCCAGGGTGATGGTCTCGGCCATGCCGCACGCCTGCAGCAGCGGCCCCCATTTCGGCGCGGTACCGACCACGCCCGATGGCGCGACCGCGATATCGAAACCCAATTTTGCCCAGGTGCTGATCAGAACGCTGCCCGAGTTGCCCATGTACGGCAATTCGATGTTGCGGTCGGCGCGTTCGGTTTCCATCGGCGTAAAACTGATGTTGCGCGCCTCGATGAAATTGAGCAGGCCGGTCGGGAGGGAGTCGACGTTGTACGCTGTCTCCAGTTTAAAAAACAATGCCTTGGTACGCCACTGGCGCGGCGTTGCAATGAGGTTAGCCATTTTTTGCCTTCTTCTGTTGAGGGGAGATACTGGCTGCGCCATCGTCGACCGCGCTCACCTGGGCGTTCACCGAGTCGGCCGCTGGGGCGTCAGCGGGGATCGTCGGCGCTGCTGGCGTCGCAGGGTTGGCGTAGGCGCCAGGTTCGGCCGGCGCGGGGCCAACGCGCTGACGCGCGCCAGTAACCGGGTCAATGCGGAATTGGCCGCCCTGGCCCCAGTGCGCGGGCTGGCCAGGCGTGTTGGTATTGCTCATAAGATGCTCCTGTCATAAAAAGACGTCATATAAATGTCCTGCCACCACATATGGCCATCTTGGAATACCAGCAGGTTGCTGATGCCGCGCTCCAGCGGTGCATAGTCCTCTGCCGGCACCCAACCCATCAGCAGTTCTTTGACGGCCTTGCGCAGCGGCGCCAGATCCTGCTGCGCCGCCACGCCGTGCGGGTCGGCCACGTTGCGCACCACGAACACGATGCCGACGGTCGCCTCGACCAGCTGCATCACCACGTCGACGGCCAGGCTGGGGCCGGGGTTTTCCGTCTGCGGAATCACAAACGCGGCCGGCGTGACGGTCGGATTGCTCTCGACGGCGGTCTGGAACCCGGCCGCGCCTGCGACCAGTTTTAACGCATCCAGGGTGCGCAGGCGTGCCATGATCTCGTCGATCATGGCCGGCCCGCGCGGCGAAATACGGCAGGGCTGGTGGTGAACAACACGGTGGCTGACGCGGTATTCCCAGGAACGTTTGCAGCGCCGTCCAGTACCACTTTCCCGGCCTGGACGTCTTTCAGCCACTTCACCGCATCGGTGTAGTCGTCGCGGGCGCGGTCAGTTGCCGATTCACCCAGCAGGTTGTAACGGGCAATGGCACACACAAACTGCACGACGATTTCCGGCGCTGGGTTCAGCGGCACGCTGTAACGGCCGCTGATATACCCATCGACGAATGCGGAGGCGGAGAACAACGCCTTGTCGACCGCGTCGGTCGGCAGCATCGACTCGCGCTGCGTCACCTCGGCCTGGCCGTAGCGGTCCACCAACTGGGCGCGTGTGGCGTAGGTCGTGGTCATTTGTCGCCGCCGTCCATGCCTGGTGTGATGTCCACTGCATGCACGCGCAGGCATGGCTCGTCCTCCAGCTGCCAGATCTGCTCCAACGTCAGTTCATCCTGACGCACCACGGTCGGCTGTTTGCTCCAGGCGCGGCCGGCGCGGCGGAAACCGTCATAGGCCGCGACGACCTGCAGGCCTGGCACGCTCACGCGCTCCACCTGGTCAGACAGATCACCAGGCAGGCCAGCCACGCTCGATGCGATGGCGGCCAGCAGATCTGCGTCTGGCTGGCCACTGATGCCGGCGTCAGTCGACATCAAGCCATTCGTACCTGTCGTATCCGCCGCTTTCGATGCGACTTCTGGGCCAGAGGTGTTTGCGTCGCCCTGGGCGCCGCTCACGCCATCCAAACTTTGCACGCCCTGGGCGCCCGTACCGCTCGCTGTCGCTGATTTTGCGGCGGGCATATCTTTTTTTGCCATGGGTTACTCCTGATGAAATGATGTTGTAGCGTTGCCCTGGATGACCTCCAGGGCAATACGCCTGGCCGGTGAAATTTAAGCGACGGTGCCGGTCGAGCCGAACGCGGTCTGCCAGAAACCGTAGCCACCTGCGGCACGCGCTTCTGCGCCGAACTTGAACAGCCGGGTATCGAAAACCTTGTCCGACTGCGGATCGGTCTGCTCGACCAGTACCGCCTTTTTGCGCTCCTGGTAGATAAACGGCCGGACGGGCTTGGTGGTGTCCAACAGGAACCAGGCGGTGCGCGAACGCAGGCGCGGCTCGACGACCACTTCATAGGCCCCCTTGAACGGGTTGGCCTTGCCGTCTTCCAGGCGGTCAGTCGTCATCAGCAGGTTTGCCGTGAACATCAGCGCAGGCGGGACCAGCAGGATGTTGGGCTTGACGTTCAACGAACGGCCTTCGTCGTCCTTGAATTCCATCATGGCCATGCTGCCCACGCCCAGGCTCGCTTCGGCTGCTGCCACGGATTCTGCCGACAGCGCCTTGTCGGACTTGTTGCTGACACTGACCACCCGACCATCCTGGATGACCGGGTGGTCGGTATCAAAGAAATACTGACCGTCAAAACACAGGGTAGTAAAACCGCCATTGACGACTTCATACACGATCTCGTCGGGCAGCTGCTTCGCCGACATGCCAGCGCCTTTGGCCTGGGTGGAGTAAATGCCCAAGTTGTCGTCTTCGATGTCGTTGCGGTCGACCTCGATGGTCGCTTCAAAGTTCTCGTTGAGAATCGAATACTTGAAGCCTTTCAAGTTCTTGACCGCCTTGCTACCGACCCAGCGCACCATTTTGGGAAACGCGCTCAGCCAGGCATAGTCATTCTGGCTAGTGCTCGACGGCACCAGCATGGCGATTTTTTCCCAGGTGGTGGGCGCGGCGTCAAATGCGTTGTTGAACATCGCCTTGAGCGAGATGAACAAGTTCGACAAGTTGCTTTTATTAACTAACATGAGTATTCCTATCGGGTTGTATTACGGGTTCTGTTCAGACCTGCAGCAGGTGCTGCTATTCGATCCAGACGCCATCGGTATCGATGCCCACCACCCGGCCGGCCAGCGAGCGCGTGCCGGTGCCGCTGGTCTTGGCCACCGTTTCGTCGTCGACGATGTAGACCGTTTTGCCGAATTCAGCCTGGGTGACGGGATCTGCCGACGAGTTCGACCATTTGAACGCCTCGCTACGGCGCACCAGGACGGTCCGTGCGCCATCAGCTGCGCCGGTGTTATCGACGAACTCCTCGGCGCGGCCCAGATAAGTCAGGGTGGTTGCCGTGGCGCCGGGGGTGGCAAAGCCGGTGGCGTTGGCGCATACCATGGCGCCGGCGAAAATCTTGGCGCCGGCCGCGACTGGCACGGCGACGGCGTTGGCATGCTTGTATTGCGTGTTGCGATCAGAGGTGAGTGACACGGTGTCTCCTGGGTGAAATGGGTGGGTAGGACGTTAGGCGCGCTTTTCCGCCGCCAGCGTCGCCAGGTAATCTTTTTCCGGCACGCCCATGGCCGCGCACAGCGCCACCTGGGATTCGGTGAGTCCAGCGGCACTGGTCGTCTGTGGCTGGCCGTTGGTTTGGGTGCCATTTAATGCAGCCACGACAGGCAGGGCGCCGATGTACGCGGACAGCGCAGCCGTGTCCTTGGCGCCGAACTCGCGCGCCCAGTCAACCATCGATGGCAGCAAGCGGTGGCTGTCCAGGCCAGCCTGGATCACGCTGTCGAGCGATTGCGTGTTCAATTTGGCATTCAGGCTGGCAACCTGGCCATGCAGTGCCGTCAGGGCGGCGACGGGAACGAACTTGGCCGGATCAGGCTTGGCGGCGTCGGGGTCTTTGGCATCGCTCAGCGTCTGGACGGCGGCGACGACATCATCGTCGGTGCTTTCGGCCGGCAGTTTCAGCATGGCGATCAGTTTTTCGAGCAAGGTCATTTGGTACTCCTGGGTGAGTGACGCGTTGAGGGATGCGAATTGCATGGAGGCGGCAGCGGACAAAACCTCATCCATGCCGAGAATTGCGGGATTGTTGGTGAGGGCCGCCATGTACAGGCCGGTCACGTCGCCATTGGCGGCGAAGCCGATCACTGGCGAGATGAAGCGATATTCTTTTGCGTCGATCATTCCCGACGCCTTCGCAGTCCATTCCACGTCGACGCCGAACAGCCCGACGCCTTCGCGCCACTCCAGTTTGTGGAACCAGCCGGCTGCAGGCGCTGGCTGGCCGTTTTTCTCGATGTGCAGGGTCTGGTGGTCGTAGTCGATGACATACGGCGTCGGCCGCGCGTTAGCAGCGGCGATCAGCTGCTGCGCCAGGCTTGCGGTCATGCGCCAGGCTTTCGCCTCAACTGGCCGGCCATCGAACGAGCGGAACTCGCCCGTGGGCGTCAACTGGATTTCGCGGGAACCGCTCTCAGGCAGCGCCATCGAGCAGGCGGCGACGGCCACCTGTGGGGCGTTGAGGGGTTGTTTTTTGATGAGGGCTTTGGACATGCAGCCATCATGTCAGGCGCGCGCGAGCATGTAACACTGTCAGCTGACAGCACTAATTCACGTTGGAAATTGTATTCGGAGGGGTGGAGTTGCGCGGCGGAATCGCCAGCAAGGCCGTTACAGGGCCGTTAATAGCCGTTTTTTTCGATAGGATGCGGCGATGTGCCAGCCGGGTGCATTTAAACGCCCTGGCGGCGCTTAAATGCGTTTTGCCCTACTTCTCTGAAAAATGCCGTTATTCCTTGGTTGCGGCCTTTGTCCGCACACGTTTTGGAGGAGCCGCCAATTTCTTCAACCGTCGCACCTCCCTGGCCTGGACCCTTGCACGCTCGACCCTGAACTCCTGCCGGGTAGCCCTGACAAACATCCCACGCTCTTTAGGTGACGCGAACGTGTGGAGCTCAAGACTCTGCCGCCTGACATCCTCGATCAGAAAATCAAACTCCTGCATCGACTCCTCATATCGCCCGGCATATTGCAAAAAGAAGGGAAGACGGCACCAACTGTAAACAGAGTGATCTCCGTATTTCAGCATCTCGACCTTGGCCAGCTTGAGTTTTTCTATCGCGCCCGTCCAGTCACCTAGTAATTTTAATGCCGTCGCCTCACGATGAAGCGCCGCACCAGGCCATTCCCATTCGTTAACGTAGACACTTGTCGAGATGGTTATTACACACTGAGGTGATGCGTTTTCGGTGCTCATAGCTACATGCCCTGTGTCGGTTAAATCACAAGATCATAGCCTAATGATAAGGTCTGATGCTTCTATCTACGACGTGATGTACTGCCGGATGCGTTCCAATATCAACGCCTCCTCAGTGGAGTCAAGTTCCTTGGTAGATGTCACTGGCATAAACGGTCGAGCAGGTATATCACCCCACAATTGCTTGAACGCGGCTCTCGTCCCGCCAAATTGCTGCATACGGGCATAAGTCTTGCTGGAATTCAATGTCAGTGCTTGGCCGTTGTCCACGACCTGTGAAAATATTTCGCTCGCCAATTTGTTGGTGCGCCCCTGGAGCGGCCGTTTGTTCATGGCCAGCGCCTGCCCCCT